AGGTTTTAGATTATTTTTGCGTCACCTACGCCAGTTACATCAAGTAAGTAACCGCTTCGGTGACGCCTATTTTTGTATTTCTTCTTTATTTTGGTCTAAAGTGTTACTTTTTTCTTGTGTTTGTTTACTATTTACGGACTGTTGTGATTCGTCAAAGGTATTTTTACTACCATACAGACCTTCTCGTTGGAGATATTCAAGCGTTTCAGGATTGTTTAATTGGTTAATAAAATTCATAGGATCGTGATCAAATTTTGCTCGAACTTTTCCAGGTAAATTATAGAATTCTTCACGAACTCCAGAAACAAGCTCTAAGGCAGTACTATAGTCGCCAGGGAGCGTTGCATCTCCAAACTGAAGGTAAGCGTATTGCGAACTATCGCCAAGATCTAAGGTAGCTATACCTTTTTGACCATCTGCATAATTATTTACGATATAGTTAATATCAGTTTCATCCTTTTCGTCCTGTGAAGCAAGGGACGGCATAGTAAATACAATACCATGATGATCATGACCATCTGCAGGATCGTAAGCTGTCTTAAATTTCATAGTTTCACCTCCTTTCGTAGGCGCCTAGACGCGGCGGGCGTAGCGTACAAAAAAAGGACGATCTCCACGAGATCGTCCCTTTTCTGATACGCTCTTCATTAGATTATCACTTAATAGAACCGTTGTCAATATCAAGAACATAATCTACGGCTTTACCAACAAGTACAGGTATGCGGGATTCGTCACAATGCTCAACGTAATAACGGCCGTCAGAGTCGCCAAGATTACCAACATAATGAAGACTAAAATCTTCAGGATATTTTTTAATAAGCATTTTATCATCGTTAACTATCCCTTCAAAAGCTCGCAAGGCAAGCATGTCATTGTGGTAAACTTGTGGGGGGCTGAATTGTTCAGCTTTAGAATCATAAATGGAATAAAGTCTCAGTGAAAACATCTCCTTTTCTTAAAGCAACTAAATACCTACGAATCATAAGATATAACGTAGCTGATATAACAAAATAGTCATTATCAAGGCGAATAACTCTAGAATCATCAGGCTTAAGACGGTAAGCGGCATATTTACTCCCACGAAAAGAGTAATTAAAAGGAATATTACGCTCATCGCAGAAATTTTCAACAGCTTCAAGTTCACTAATAAGCATCACCTCATTTCTGACTTAATGATAACACAGTCACAATACCTTGTCAAGCTTTCTGCCAAGAAAATGTTTATACTTTCCTTCCTGAACACGACAGCGATCAACCAAACGCTCAAAAGTATTGTTCTCCAGGTTATGAAGCATCTTCTCAATACGGTTATTACGAATAAACTCCATCCAGTGAGGATGAGTTTCGTCAAATTTTTTGTCATAATAACGAGGAGGACGCATTTTTTTACCGTTAATAACAATAAAATCGTTAGAATAACATTCTTCGCCATGAGCTTCAAGCCATTTAGCACCTATGCCAGGACGATTAGAAGAAACCATGAATTCAGGAATACGACCTTTATAATGAGATGAAGCTTCTTTGCCAGTCTGCTTTTTAACTATGTAGCGGGCGACATAAGCAGCAGCGTCAAAACTAAACTCACCAATAAGGTGCATACCATATTTCCAAACCTTAGAAAAGCGAGCAGAAGTATAAGTGTTATAGTTATCTGTACGGAACCGAAAAATTTTGTCATCAAAATTAATATTAAAAAGAATGTAATGATAATGGGGGCGAGCATGAAGTTCACCATATTCACCACAGCCGAGGAAACGAATACCAGCACCATACTCACGACGAAGATTTTTCATAAACGTCTGATGAAACTTCTTGCTTAAGCTTTTATCACGTGGCAAATGATAATCGTCAAAAGTGCAAGTAACGAAATAAGCAGAAGACGAAGAACGGGCTTCGTGAACAGCACGGACAGCCCACTGTCTACTATTTTCGAGACGACAGCCGATGCATTGTTTACAAGAACAACGAATGAAACGGCTATCGCCAGCAAGCTCAGGGTGAGAGGCAAGGCTACCGTAAAAACTATAATGTTGTTTTCCATTTTTCGTAAACGCTCCTTCGACTGGGTACATAAGAATAGGATTATAGCAAACCATATTAATCACCTGTACCGATTGTATCAGGATTAAGTCAGAATGTCAAATCCGAAATCCACCTCGTCCTACTCTTTTAAAATTCTTACGTCTGGATCCGGAAGTGCGACGGAAAAGTCGGCGAGATCCACGCTTAGATAAACGGCGTCTTTTCATTTAGTATACCAACAAGAACAGAAAAAACGACTAGCTTTCGGAGAATTATTTTTGCTATTAACTGGTTCAACAACGTTTGCCAAATCGGTTTGAAAATCCGAGGCAATTTTTTTAACAGTAACGGTATTAGAAGAAGCCTTACCTTTAAGAGCTTCAATTAGATCTACAACTTCCTGGATAAAAGGAACGACAACAGAAACAATAAAAGTTAAAATCATAGTAGTTTTGTTAGACATATTAAAACTCCTTTACTTAAACAAATAACCAATACCACGAAGGACATGGCCAAGACCTGAATTACCAACACCTAAAGAGTCATAAAAATCAGCTTCCTGCTTAGAAAGACGAGTATTCTGCATAGAAAAAGCCGCGGAAGAATTAGCCTGATTAGCAGAAGCAATATTAGACAAGATACCTGAAGAAAGATAAGAACCTTGAAGCCTTAAATTCTGAAGTTCCTGGTCCATACGCTGAAGCTCATAGCCAAGACGTTTTTCGTAAGTCTGTTCGGCAAGATTAAGGGTATTGGCCTTAATACCATTATCAAGCACTATACCATGGGTCGCCTGACGCGTAGAATCGGCATCTGCGACGTTTTTTTCAATTTGAGATACTGCAAGATTTTCAGCGTTCTTAACCTGCCTTTCAGCGGCACTAGCGGCCTTAGCAGAGTTCATATTAGAGCCTATATCACTCATACCTATAGTGCCGGCAGAGGCGCCGGATATAGAACCGCCTATGCCATTAGTGGCAGCAAGAATAGGATTCAAACCAGCAGAACGCATATCTTCAACAGCCCATTGATAACGGTTTTTATAATTTTCGACATTCAATTCATTCTGAAGCCTAATGGCCTCCTCGTTATATTGAGATTGTATTTCAGACGAAGCGAGATCACCAAGAACAGAACCTGCAATATTACCTAAAGTATCAGAAAGCCATGACATAATACCATCTCCTTAGAAGTGATCTACAAGACCAGGAGTGCCAAACATAGGCATAGGACGTACAGTGGCATAGCGGAAACCTACGTCAAGCAGAAATTGAGGTTCGTTTTCAACGGCTATAATACGATCAATAGGAGGATTTTCAACAATAAATTCCTCGTTAAGAGTAGGCGCATTTTTAAAGTACTGCGAAAGGTGCCATTTATCCAAAGTGCCACCAGTAACAACACTACGGAATTTGCCAGTAATCATGGAAGGTTTATAGCGATATTCTGCGTAACGCTCCTGATAGCCAAAAACAGTAGTATCAGCTTCAGTACCTTGAGCATAAATCTCACGAAGTTCAATAGCCTGTTCGCCAAGATGGGCGAACGTGGGCCAATAAAAATCATAAACTGTGGAACGAAGCCACATTTTATTAATGCCTTGCTGGTAGGTAAGGTCAGCACGAGCGCAGACAAAACCTAAAACATAACCATGCTCAACAAAAGATTTAGAGAAGCCATGAAAGGTGGAAGCAGTGACACCATAAGCAGAGAGATTGCCCTGAGGAGAGGTGTCGTCGGTAGCAGAAGTTTGAGCTATTGGATTTACCATTACCATTTTCGTAAAAGAACCAAGAAATTCAGGACGCTGAAGACGGGCGTCGGGAGAAACTACGCCAAAGAAAGAGCGAAGAACTTCTGTATATCGACTACCACCACGAGCAAGGCGTTCGTAAAACTTCTGCATTTGGAAAGCAGTACGTAAACTATTGATAGTAGCAGAAGAAACTTCGCTAAGATCAGCAACAAAAGTATTGGAAGCAGACCAAGTTTCGTCAGGTTGAACAACTTTGGTAACAACATTACCTGAATCGCCTGAGTGGTAGGGAAGCCAACCGGGTTTGCCAGTAGTATTAGAAAATGTCAAGCCAGAATCAATACCATAAACAGGAGCATTACCTGTCAAGGGGATCATGACGCCAGGACC